TGGGTTAATGGTGCTGAAAGAATGCGTATTGATAGTAGTGGTGATTTACTTGTAAATTGCACATCACTTCCTTCTGCTTCTGTAAAAGGTTTTGGTATAGACAGAAAAGGCACGATTGGAATGATAGTTACTTCATCAAGTGCAACTGGGGGAGATAGCCATATGCAAATGTTTAATCCTAATGGACAAGTGGGAAGCATTGTAACCTCTGGTTCAAGCACAGCATTTAATACTTCATCAGATTACAGATTAAAAGAAAATGTTGTTGATATGACAGATGCGACAACAAGATTAAAACAACTACAACCAAAAAGATTTAACTTTATTGCAGATGCAGACACAACAGTAGATGGCTTCATAGCACACGAAGTTTCAAGCATAGTGCCAGAAGCAATATCAGGTGAAAAAGATGCTATGGCTGTTGAAACAACATACACAGCTGATGATGTAGAAACACAAGGAGATAGTCCAAGTAAAAATGTTGGAGATCCAAAAACTTATTCTACAACAGAAATAGATGCACAAGGCATAGACCAATCTAAATTAGTTCCTTTACTGACAAGTGCCTTACAAGAAGCAATAACAAAAATAGAAACTCTTGAAGCTAGAGTACAAACATTGGAGAACGCATAATGGCACAGACACTTTTAAATTTAGCACAAGGAGTTACAGGTACTTTGCCTACAAGTAATTATGTTGGTGGTAAGGTATTACAAATTCAATCTTCCACTATTTCATCACAAGTAGTTATAACTTCTACATCTCCTACAGATGTAGGTTTGTCAGCCACTATTACGCCTTCAAACACATCAAATAATATTATGATTATAGCTACCGCTACAGTAACTTGTAACAATAATAGTGATGGAAGTGGAGCAATCGGTTGGTCAATAACAGATAGTTCAAATAATGTTATTATAGGCTCGGCAGGAGATTCTAACCCCTTTGATTTAGGTCACCACAACACATCTAATTGGTATTCTATAAATGGAGTTCAAACTAAAACAATAGTTCATTCACCTAATACAAATTCAGCATTTACCTACAAAATGAGAGGTGAAAATGGAACTGCAACAAACGCTACTTTTAATTACAATGGTAGCTTCGGAGCAACTTCATCAATAATACTAATGGAAATAGAAGGATAGAGAAATACAAAATGGCAAATGAAATAACAACAGTTGATGCTTTAAATTCACTTAAACCAAATGCTCAATGGGTATTACGAGGAGATACTTTAGAGTGGTTAGACAGTAATCAAACTCAACCTACTCAATCAGAAATAGATGCAGAAATTGTAAAACTTCAAGCAGAGTATGACGCACAAGAATATGCAAGAAAAAGACAAGCAGAATATCCACCAATGGCAGATTACTTAGATGCTATTGTTAAAGGTGATGAAGCACAAAAACAAAAATACATAGATGATTGTAAAGCAGTTAAGGAGAAATATCCTAAATGATTAATCCTTGTCCTGATTGTGGAGCAACAACAAAAGCAGATTGTAAGTGTCCTAATGAATGTGAGAGCTGTTCTTGTTAGATGCCCTCATTATCCGAAAAGACTGAAATAGGTCTTCCTTTAAAAAATTTAATAGGTTTACTTGGTGTTGCTGTTACGACAGCGTGGGCGTACTTTGGAATTATAGAACGCCTTAACAATATAGAAACCAGAGCAACACTATTTGAAGCTGACTTATTAAAAGCGGCTGACCAAAAACCTATAGACCAAGAACAATATATGCTCTTGGAGTTTACCGCTACTCAATTAGAAAAAGTAACAACTGAAATGGAAAGTATGATGAACAATAGAGTCAATATAGATTTCTTAAAAAAACAGGTTGATAAACTACAAAGAGATGTTGAAGAATTAAAAGATAAGGTAAGACAAAATGGTAATCACTAAAATAATCATGGCTTTATGTATGTTTGTTAATTCAAATTTAGACGGACATATGATGATAAAAGACGATAGCGTTAGTGAATGTTTAAAACTTAAAAGAGAAGCAGAACGTAATCTTTCGGCAGATAGAAAAAGTGTTATTCGTTTTGAGTGTGGTTTTGTAGAAGCAGAACTAGAGCCAGATATGGAGGGTAATTTGAAAATTAAAAAAATTATTCAAGCTAAATAATGTTTAAAATATTTGCCATGATTTGTATGCTTAATGTAGGAGAATTAGATCAAACACTTTGTTTTAAAAGTGAAGTACCTTTAAACTTTAACGATAATATAGAATGTAATTTAGCAAAAAACAACTTAGCTAATTATCTTGATGCTGATTTAAAAGAAAGAAAATTAACAGTCATATTTCAATGTGGCTCACATATAGGTAATACAAATGTCTGAGTGGCAAAAGGATATAGCAGAATTAAAAACTGATGTCAAATATATAAGAGAAGACGTTAATATTATGCAGAAACAAATTCGTGATATTAATAAAGTATCTAATATGGGTATCGGAGGATTAAAAGTAGCTTTGTTCATCGGAGGTATTTTAGGAGCAATCTATACGTTCTTTAGATTGATAGAATAAATGAAAATATTGTGTATTTCAGATACGCATTATCCTTACGCACATCCAGATCATTTAGAATTTTTAAAAGCAATAAAGTCTAAATATAAATTTGGAACAAAGGATAAATACGTCATGCTTGGCGATGAATTAGACTACTCAGCCTTGAGTTTTCACGACTCTGACCCAGACCTACCAAACAGCACCAAAGAATTAGATTTAGCAAAAGAAGATATACATAAATTAGAAAAAGTATTTCCTAAACTAGATTTGTTAAATTCTAATCATGGTTCAATGGTTTATCGTAAACGTAAGTTTCATGGTTTTCCGCAACAAGTATTAAAAGACTATGCGGATATACTAGAAGTAAATAAAAAAAATTGGAAATGGCACGACAATCTTATTATTAAAGATAAATTCGGTAGTTATTACTTTACCCATAATATGAACGCTGATTGTTTAAAGTCAGCACAGGCACTTAATTATGAGGGATATGTGCAATCACATTATCATTCTCGTTTTGAGTGTAAGTTTTTTAGTAGCCCAGAATCTCTTCGTTGGGGAGCTACAATAGGATGTTTAATAGACAAAGACTCTCTGGCTTTTGCGTATTCTCGAGTTAACATCAAAAGACCTGTTCTTGGTTGCATGGTTATCATTGATGGTGTTCCACATTTAGAACCCATGATACTTCGCAAGGGAAACAGGTGGGTAGGTAAACTATGAAAACAAAAGACCCATTAGTACAACGAGTATTAGATAGAATGGCAGACAGATCGGAGTCTGGTATTAAAAAGTTTGGTGTAACAATGGAAGATGCTGAACAAAGTTTAGAACATTGGATAACAAACACGCAAGAAGAGTTAGCCGATAGTATTTTGTATCTCGAAAAACTTAAAGAAGAAATTAGGAAAAAAGAAACGTTATGGAATTTGAAACATTGCGAGAAGAAATAAAAGAACATGAAGGATATAGGAATAAAGTTTACAAAGATACTTTGGGAAAACGTACCATTGGATATGGTCATTTGTGTAGAGATGATGAAAAATGGGAAGACGATAAACAATACGATCATCGACACTTGGAAAAAACTTTTGAATATGATTTTTCTATTGCCTATCGTGGTGCTATGTCTTTGCACGATAATTTTGCAGAGTTGCCTAAACCTATTCAAGAAGTTTTTATAGAAGCGTGCTTTGTTATTGGTACAACAGGCTTTAGCAAATTTAAAAAGACATTAGAATTAATTAACAACAAACAATATACCGAAGCATCCGAAGAAATTAAAAATTCAAAGTGGTATCGTCAAGTGCCGCAAAGAGTAGAAATGCTTAGTAGGAAATTACAAGATGTTTAAAACAATATTTATCGTGTTGTTTGCAACGTTAGTCACAATACAATTAGCGAATTTATTTATTTATTACGAACAAGTAGGTGGAAACATATGTTAACTAAATTATTAGGTGGGGATATTGTAAAAAATGTTGGTGGAATAATAGACTCTTTACATACCTCACAAGAAGAAAAAGATAATGCTAAAATTAAATTAAAAGAAATTGAAGCACAAATAAATAAAGCACAATCAGATATTAACTTGGCTGATGCACAAAGCAAAGCAGGTGGTATTTCTGGAATGTTACAAAGATCATGGAGACCATTGATAGGTATGTCATGTGCTTTAGCAATATTTTGGGAATATGTATTTAAACAATTTTTATTGTTTTTTATTGCTACTTTTCAAGTTGAGACTGCTCCATTACCAGAGTTAGATATGGGTACTTTGATGCCTCTTGTTATGGCTCTTTTAGGTATGGGAGCATTACGTTCATACGATAAGACTAAAGGTCTTACTAAATAAAGGAGGTAATATGAAATTATTACAAGACTTATGGGATCACTTAAAATCTTGGTCAGACTGGGGAATGTCTGATTGGGTAAAAGCAGGAATTGTTGCGATAATCGTAATCGTATTGATTGGTGCTATTTAATTAATGGCAGATCCAAGATTAAAAAGAGCAGGAGTAAGTAATTTTAATAAACCTAAAAGAACTCCATCGCATCCTAAAAAATCTCACATTGTTGTTGCCAAAGAGGGTAGTAAAATAAAAACTATCCGCTTTGGTCAGCAAGGTGTGTCTGGAGACAAAAAAAATACGCCAAGAAGAAAATCTTTTATGGCTAGACATCGTAAAAATATTAACAAAGGTAAAATGTCTGCGGCTTATTGGTCTGCACGTACAAAATGGTAGGGGTATATGTCACTATATAGAAATATAAATAAACGTAAAAAAGCAGGAAAAAGTAGAAGTAAGAAGAACAGTACAATTAGCCCAGAGGCTTACGCTAATATGAAAGCAGGATTTCCAAAAAAGAAAAAGAAAAAGAGTAAAAAGAAAAAGTAGTGAGGTCTATTAAAGAAGACATCATTTCTTGGTCAAAAGACTTTTTAGAAATACCTAATAAACATTTAAACAATTTCCCTGTTTGTCCTTACGCAAAAAAGACAAGGCTAGACAATCACATAAACATTATAGAACACCACGACTCTAACACATACCTTGAGGCTATCACAAAAGAAGCTAATAAATTTACAGGTAAAATTTCCATCGTTGCTTGTTCTGATTTATCCATAACTGCTGATGAACTAGCCGACTATATTCATGCACTTAACTATGTGTATGTGCCAAAGAATGTATATTTAATGGCATCACACCCAGAAGATTTTGATGAAGAAATAGATTTCTTACAAGATACAACTTGGGAAAGTCACAATGATTTTATGATGGTGTTGATACAGCCATTTGATGAACTCGAAGAGGCAAGTAAGTCATTAAAAAAAATTGGCTATTACAATAATTGGGATGATGATTATTTTAATGGCACAGTAAAACAAAGGCAATACTATAAACATTTGAGGAAACATGAAGATAGTTAAAGTAACTTGGCTAGACACTAATGAGAACTCTGTGGGGTCTTGGATAGAAAAAACAGACCTAGATAACTCTAAATGTTGCTCTATTGATTCACTAGGTTGGTTATATAAAGAGACAGATGACCTTGTTGTTATCCTAGCTGATAAAGATACTCACGATGAAGATGATCTATTTGGTAGATCGCAAGTTATACCCAAAGGAGTAATTAAAAATATTAAGTATTTAGATTAATGGTGGGTGTAACAGGATTTGAACCTGTGACCTTTTCCGTGTCGAGGAAACATTCTACCAACTGAACTATACACCCTTAACTTATTATAGACCAACCTCACAACTTTTTGTACAGCTATTGTACACAACGTTTGGTTAACTTTGGTTAACTTTGGTAAAAAATTGTAAGGTTTGGTCAACTTTTGCATCGTCTGGTCACTTATAACTACATCGACACGGCTTGTCCATACCTTTTTTTTTGTTAGTTTTTAGCCACAAAATAAATGTTGTACAGCTATTGTACATCAACACCTGCCTATTAAGGCAGTAGATTGATCTTTTTGCGTGTTTCTTCTGGTACTGTTGAACCATAAACACTTATCATATCTCTACTTTTCCAACCCCCTAAATCCATTAACTCACTATCATTTGCATTTGCATAACTAATTAAGAATGTTGCGTAAGTATGTCTGACAGCGTGTCTTTTTTTCATTTGATCTACATTAGCCATATCGAGCATTTCTCTCCATGAATTAGTTAAACCATCTGGTTTATTTTTTTTGTGTTGTAGGTTGTTCCAAGGAAATAATTTATCGTTTCTATTATTTATTTTTTCTAACCAAGCTCTCAATGTAGAATGTATTTCTATTACTCTCCCCTCATCTTGTTTGCTTTGCCATAAAAATATTTGATTCTTTTCTAAGTCTATCTCTGGTCTATTATTGAAAAAGTTTTTGCCAGACCATGACACATTTAAGGCTTCCTGTAACCTAGCTCCTGTGTACAGCATAAATACAAGAAGTAACTTAGTATAAAAAAAAGCATTACTTTCTAAACACCTTTTTATTTCTTCTAATGTAAACGTATATTTAGGTCTATTCTTACCAGATAGTGTCCAAAATCTTTTAATACGCATATACTCACACCATTTATTATCATGTGCATAGTGCATTATCTTTGATACCTGTGTGATAAAGTTACGATTAACTGTTGCGTGCTTAGACGATATATCTATTTGTTTATCTCTAGGCAAAGAAGTATATTTTAAATTCGTATATTCTTTTATGTTGTTGTAACACTCAATAGCTTTTTGACCGATTAACTTGTTAGTTATTTTGTTTAAATGAAAAGAGCCAAGATATTGAACTGTACGATGTAAGTTTCTTTCATCTTGTTTTGATATAGACTCATAAGGGTCATTTAAAACTTCGTTTGTAGCGTCTTTATACGTTTTAACTTCATAACCGCTATTCTGCCTTTTGTAGTCTTCTATCCATTTTTCTTTAAAATTATCCCAAAACCTTTTTGTATATGTCTTGGAAGCAAGAATATTGGTCTTTGTCCAATTTATTTCTATTGTAATAGTGGCAACCTTAAAAGTGCCTCTTATGTAGTAGTATTTACCTCGTGGCTTTTCCGTAAGCATAGTTTCATTACCTTTCCTAAATCTTCTCGTGTGAAGATTTGTTTATTTCTAATAAAACGATGCAAGGACTCTTCGTTTGGATTTTTCAAACGCATTTCGCCCAACCATCTTTTACATGATCTTTTTGACATTTTCAACTTTATTGCTAAATCTTCTTCCGTGTAAAACTCCATTAGTATTTCCCCATTATTATATCTTGATTTTCTTCATCATTTTTAGCTTCTTCGCTAATCTTTCTCCTAAATTCATCTAATTCTTTACGTTCTTCTTCCGTAGTAATACGTTTAGGATGAAATAAAGCCGAGTTTTCTGGCAATCTTTTCTTTGCTAATTTCTCTTCTATCTCTTTATATTTCTCTTCATCTTTGCGTTGATGTCCTAAATACAACATATTACATAATTCATTAGTAGCTAATAAAACATCTTGATAATCCGTAAAAACAACACACCATTGAATAATTTTACGTTCATCATGCAAAACACTTACTCTTTTATTGAAATGATGTACTGTATTGTTATAGGCTTTAGAAAGGTATTCTTCCATTTTAGGTTTACCCAATATTCTAATACTTCCGTCTTCAAATTCTAATTCCCACAATGGTTTTTCATACAAACCAGATTTAGGATTATTACCCCCTTCTTCTAATTGTGTTAACTTGCTTATTTCTTTACTCACTTACAATCTCCATTTCGCTAATAGGAATTACCCTTAACGCTGTATTATTCTTAGCGATCATACTTTGACACTTCATGGCATTTTCTTTTGATATTTTATAGGTATGGGGATAGCGTTTATTTCCGTACTTATCTTTATCTAGTATTTCTACTAATACGCCGTTGTCCGAAAAATTTTTTTCAGCAATTCCAACACTCCCACCATTCTTCCACATAGCAGATTTTATAATTACTTTGTTCATGTTTGATACCTACTCATTTTCATTTCATGTCGCTTATTTACTTCGTCTGTTTGTTCTAAATCATCTAGCTTTTGTTTAGTGATGTAACGAACCTGTGAAATTAAAAACTTCTTATGTATGTCTTGTTTAGTTGTTGTATGTTCTATAAATTCTTTTTGATTTGCTATTAATTCTTTTGCTGTAGTTGTATTATGTCCATTGTTTTTTAGCTCTTCAAAAATTTTACTTTTTAACGTAGCTTCTGTGTCTTTTAATGAATCAAAAGCCGTCTTGTTTTCAGCCCAATCTTCTCCTAGCTTTAATGTTTCATTCATCATAGCAACAGGGTCAAACCTATTTCTTCTTTTAAAATATTCATCACTCATAAATATTCACTCTCCAATTTATCTGCTATATTTCTAAGATTGATAACTCTGGCTTTAATGTTGTATTCTTTATTAGAATGACATTTATCGTGACAGCTTCGGCATAAACAAATGAGATTTTCAATGTGATCTTTGCACTTACTTCCACCTAAAGATTTTGCGGATAGATGGTGGACATCAGCACCCCAATCGCCACACATTGCACATTGTTCCGTCTGTGCTAGTGTTAATTCATCCCACCAAAATTGTCTGTAAACGTCAATGTGATTCTTCATTACAAATGTTTTAAATTATGACACTTAATACAATATCGCATAGCCGCCTCATTGTAGTAACCATGATTAGGTGCAAAATGTGAAATAATATTATCCTCTAAATATTCTCGCTTACATACAACGCAGGAATATTTTTTCTTTTCAATTTTCCTACGTTGTACTTTTTCAACTTTTTTAAAAGCTAATACTGTATTCATTAAAAGTCTGGTATTTCTTCTTCTTTAGTTACTGATTGTGTATCTGACTTAGGTTTCCAAGTGTTTACTTCGGTGTACCACTTGCCTTCCTTACTTTCTTTAACATCAAGATTAATCCAATCTTCATCTTTGTTTTGTAACTTTTCTTTATACCATTGTGTAAATTCCTCTTTCTTTATTGATATTTTAAATTTAACAAAATCAACGTTAGACTCCTTTACAAATAATCCTTTAGCAAAATCTTTATCTTCCATATTATCTCCTTAACTTGCTAAGTTTCCGTCATCATCATCACTAGCTAATCCGTATAATGATTGTAATCCATACCTCTTCGCATAACTTACCGAACTACCCATTTTCTGTGGATTTTCTTTATCATCGCCTTTAACTAAAACAGGTACACGACAAGAAAATTCTTTTTTATCAATATTGTGACGCATGGTTGTTGTTACATAAATATCTTTTGTAACGTCTTCCCACTTTTTTACTATTTGGTTTCCCTCTTTATCGAACTGTATTGCTTCTTTTTTTACTATCATATTTTGATAATCAACGGATTGCGTAAATGATAAACCAAACTTAGTTCCATAATTAACAGCATTAATGACACTTGTAAGATCAGAATATTTACTTTTAAAATGTGGGTTAACTGATTCTTTAATTGCTTTAACATTCATTTCTTGAAACTTTGTAAGAGCCTCTTTTATTGTTTGTACTTCTTCTGGTTTATCTTTCATTTTCTGCCACTCTTTTTTGTTGTAAATATTTTTCTATATCTTCAATATGGTATTTAACTCGTCTCCCTATTTTATGATAAATTATACCACTTCCGACAGTTCTCTCTCTTTGTAATGTTCTTGCATTGAGACCATAGATTGTCTCAACTTCCTTTTCAGATAATAATTTCTTTGCAATATTCATTTCTTTTTTCTCATCCTTTTCTTTAGTTCTTTATCTTTCTCGAAAGCAGATAAATAAATCTTAAATTGTTTAAATGCTTCTTTCAGATCAGTTTTGTTGAACTCTTTAATCTCATATTCAGAGTTATCTTTTGGAAAACGAGCTACTAAAAATTGATCTATTTCTATCTTGTCATTTTCTTTAACAAGCTGTGCGTAGGCTGAACCTTGTAAAAGATTATCAACATACACATTAGAAGATGACTTAAAATCAATCAGAATATGTTTTCCATTTTTTTTGACGAGCAAATCTGGTGTACCTCCGTATTTATACTTACGAGAGGTGTAATGTTTTTCTGTCCAAATAATTTCAGTATTAGACATTAAATTTTTTCCACCATTTCATAAACCCATTGAAACAACTTTGTACTTCTGGGTCATCCGATAATGTAAATTCTTTTTTATTAATGATACATTCTGCGTGATCGTGAAATGTAGTTCCTATATCTTGAACTCGTTTCATTTCTTCCCAGTATTTAATACCACTTAATCCAAGTTTGTTTGACCATCCAGTTATTGCCCCACTATCTTTAAAACGAGATATAATTGTAGTTACACTAGGTATTTTTTTATCATCAAGTTTATAAGGTTTAGTTGGCATTATTTGTTTCTATCAACTCTTCATTTTCTGCTTTTTCTAATTCCCATTCTTTCTTAGGTTCTCTTTGTTCTACTAATGGGCTTGGTAATGGGTAAACTTCCCAACCATATCTTTCTGTTAATATTTTTCCTATCTTGTCCATGTCTGCCTTTCTGGAACAAGAGGGTAGGGAAACTATCTTGGAGGAAACCTACCCTCTCTGTGCCATGTATCATCGACTACAAGAAGTTATCCGCATGACAAATCTTGCAATTATTGACCATTTCTAGCCAATGAAGGACAAAATATAGATTAAAATGGGTTTGTCAACAAAAGTTTACAATGTAAACTAAATTATTATATATCTGTAATTTCAAAGTCTGCAGAACGAAAATTCATTGATATTGTTGGGTATATCTTCTTATAATTACGATTATTTTTTTCACCTGTTACATGATTAAGTGTTTTGACATATTGTTTTTTTAAATTATTTTCAATTATAAATTCGTGATAAGCAAAATCATCTTGAGCTATTATAACTGCAAAACCAATATCAAAATCTAAATTATTAATTGTGCTAAAAAATTTTAAGTGCAAATATTGATTACCTAATGAACAACTTAAAATACATTTTACATTAGGTTTTTGTTCAGCATGACCAAACATAAGTACAGCTTTTGGTTTTTGTTCTATTAAATTAACTGTAGTTAAATAAGGAACATCATTAGTTTCCTCCCATAGTAAAGGATATTTTGGCACAGAATTACCACATAACAAACCAAGAGTAACATTATGATCGACTGTTTGTAATACTTGATGATACCATTTTAATTCATGTACTTTAATTGCATCTCCATTTAAGTGATTTGCAACTGTTGTATGTGAAATATCGTAACCATGTTTATTTAATAATCTTGAAAGTTCTCTACCACCAACATTTAAATCATAACAAACTTGTCCAAGATCGGTTTTCTTTTTAAATATTTTTTGCTTTACCATTAGATTATTCATAAAATGATACCTACTTTGTAATTAAATGCAATTATAAACATTAATTGGTAATTATAAGTAATAGCGGACATTGTCAATTTAATTATACAAAATACTTTACAAATCAAATTGTCAGCATTAATTGACAATAAATGATAATTAAATGCAGTATTTGTAATGAAGACAAGGAAATTAAGGAAAGTTTAACTTTTAAGGAAATAAAAGTTCTACAATTTATTATCAATTATATTAAAAAAAACAATATTTCTCCCTCTATTAGAGACATAGCAAAGGGTTTAAACTTAAAATCTGTATCTAATATTGATAGATATGTTTATCGGTTACAAGACAAGAATTACATTGCAAAAACGCCCTATATTAAAAGATCAATAGTTGTTTTAAAGGAAATTATTTGTGGGTAAAATCTTTAAAATGGGTGTTCATGTTGACAAATTTATAGCCGATACTGTGCATTTATCAGATGATGAAATAGGCAAATACTTTCGTTTTCTTTGTTATGCTTGGAAGTTACAGGCTAAATTACCTAGTGACGTAAAAAGAATAAATCAAATAGCAAAAAACCCAAACATTAAAAAAACCCAGTATTTACTTGATACTTACTTTGATAAAACAAAAGAAGGCTACAGCAATTCAGCTCAATGTCACGAATGGAATCATGTTCAAAACGTATCTGAAAAAAATTCCAATAATGCAAATTTGAGATGGGATAACAAAAAAGTTATGCCAACGGATATGCCTAATAATGCCAGTATAGAGTATAGAGTAAAGAGTATAGAGTATAATAATATAATAGATAAGTGGAATAAGATTATTCCTACCTCCCATATTAAAGTTTTTAATGAACCAAGAAAAAGATTGTTTAAATCTAGGTTTAAATCTTTTTTCAATGAGAGCTACGAGGAATGGGAACAGTTTTTACAACGCATTTCCAAAATACCTTTTTTATGGGGAAACAACGATAGAGGATGGAAAGCTGATTTTAATTGGGTGTTAAATGAAATTAACTATGCAAAGATCATAGAAGGTAACTACGAAAAAGATGAAAAAAAGCTAGAACCCGTAAAAGAAGTAAACAATGAAGAGATTGCTGAAAAATGGATAAAAGTTTGCAACAATCCAAGTGCATTTATGCTTTCCCAAGCAGAAAAAAACTTTCAAGAAATACGAGACTTGTATCAACGAAAACTATTAACTGACGAACAAATTAAGGTGTTAGGTGTTAATGTCCGATAAAAAATGTTGTCAATGTCCTAATAAAGCTAACATCGTACAGCGTTATATTTATTATTGTGCCGATTGTTTTCTTAAAATTTTAAAAAATGACAAAAAAAAAGAAAAGTAAAAAAGCCATTGAGCTTGGTAGCCAAGAATTAATTTTAAATGAAGATCGTACGTTAACTCGTAAGGTTGATGGTGCTAAGTTTCGTTTTGCTTTTTATGGCGAAGATCGTCATTTAGAAAAAGTACATAAATCCGTTTTAGAAAATTATCATGCGAGAGGTATGCTTTGTAGTTATGATCGAGGTATAAACGATAAACGTTTCTTTGCAGGCTCTAAGTTTGAACAAATTTGTTATCATGCAGGCTTAGAACAAAGAGTAACCGCTAGTTTAAATGACATGGTAGTAGGAACAAAAGAAGATTTTATTTTAGATAACATAGACGCCCACTCATACTTTCATCAAGTTTGTAAAGAGCTAGGCAAGTTTTGGAATATTTCTTGGTGGGTTATGGTACTTAACAGACCCGCTAATAAATATAAACGAAAAGGGATGGAAGACTTACAAGAGGCTTTAGATCGGATGGTAACTATCTTTGACTTTTGAATATGACCCTTTGGTTAATTAATCAGCTAATCTGATTCGTAAATAGTTTCGTCTTGAATAATAGTAAAATCATCTTCTGACATCACTATTCCATGTTTTGACATTCTATCCATAAAATAAGAACACCATAATTTAGCACCTTTTTTAGTTTCCCAAGAAAGACTATTAATATAATCGTGGTCTAATTTTATATCGTAATTTTCGTTAGAATAATCAACATTTACTTTTACAATAAATTTCATATAGAAAAATACTCTCCAATATCTTTAAAAATATTTCCCCATCTATGATCTTGATTAGATTTAGGTAAACCAAAAAATCTTTTTAATTTATTTAAAAGTTTTTTAGCTTCTTTTTCTGAATCTGTTTTATGAAATATTTTATCTGAACCAATATAATATTCTAAAAAATATACATACCAAGTATCATATTCTTCTTCTGTAATTTCTATCATATTATATAATTTTTTTTGATCTATGTTTGCATATTTTTGACTTAATATATCTAAAAGCTCATATGCTCTTTTAGTTTCTCCTTCATATTCTATACAAACTTTATGATCTAGTTCTACATTTATAAACCAAGTTGGTATTTTAAATTTACGATTTTTCATTTTACACTCCATTGTGTTTGGGTCATATTCACTTGTCAAAGAACAGTATCTAATTCATAACTAATGAAGTTATTTTTTAATACTCGACCATTATAACATATGGGTTTTTGAGATTTGGCTGTTTTTAGGGATTTTAGAAAATTACTCTAGGTATTCCGCCAAAAATTAGGTGTTTTACCCCTAAAAAAAATCGCTTGTCCGCCAAAAAC